AGATTATCTATAATATGCACATCAAATAGCACTTCTTTAGATGTTAGTTTTTATAGTGGTAAGGTTGCTGAAAGCACTTTTAATGGCGATAGCTATATATGGGGCGCACAATTAGAATTGGGAACATACGCATCAAGCATCATCCCAACATCATCCGCTGCGGTTACGAGGGTAAAAGATGAGGTTGCAAATGGTGGGAATCAGTATATATTTAATGATAGTGAAGGCACTTTGTTTTTTGATTTAGAAAACTTTAGCGGAAACACACGAGAATTAACTTTAGGCGACGGAACTTCAAATAATAGAATTACAATAATTTTTTATGGTGCAAGTGCGATAATTCGTTTTTATGTCGCAAATAGTGGTGTCGCACAAGCGGATAGTGTTTTTAGCATATCGTTCAATTTTGACCAAAGAAACAAAATAGCTTTTAGATACAAGCAAAACGATTTTAAAGCTTACATAAATGGCACACAGGTATTTTCTGATCCAAGTGGCAACACTCCTGTTGGTTTATCAAGGTTTGATTTTGCTAATAGTAACGCAACTACTAATTTTATTGAAGGCGAAATATATCAAACAAAAATATATAATGAAGCACTTTCAGATTCCGAACTTGCAACACTAACAACAATTTAAATTTTAAAAAATGAGCCATATATTTAAAAAATATGAATTTCCAGATGAAGCAACTGCAGATGCTTTGATTGATGCGTTGCCATCACAATATGATGAGGAATTGGATGAAACACATCCTGATCACAAGCATGTGATTGTGAAATTGTACCATCCAATCGTGGAGCAACCAATTTATGATGATGAGGGCAATATCGAAACCGATGCAGTATTGGCGGAAAACTTTTCCGTTGATGTGCTTTGGCAGGGTATTGAAGCGCAACCAGAGGATTGGGAGCAATACGAAATCACATTAAGTGACAATGGAGTTCATTCCTTTTTTGGGATTGATTATATATAAAAAAAATGGGAGTTATCAATGGTACAAATTTTCTTTTGTACAAGAGTGATATCGATCCAAAGGTTGCCCAATTTCAAGGGCGGGTTTTGAATGATGGTGGCACTCTTGAATCATTGAATTGTGTGCGTGATGCATTTGAGGATGAAAAAATTGTACTTGGGCATTCCACATCAACAACGGTTTCATTGAACGTTGATTTGCCCGAATCCACAACAAAGGATTCCAATGGTTTTCGTGAAGTGATTGCAGGTGTTCGATCGGGTGAAATTGCAGTTGATGGATTGGTTGATTATGGTGATGCATTAAATTTCAACGAATTGGCAACAATGATGCTCACAAAACAAAAGGCGGAATTCTATTTTGAGGATTCCACAAGTTCATTGTATATTTTTAATGGTGAGGGATATATTGAATCCGTTGAACAAATTGCAGAAATGGAAAACTCGGTTTCATATTCAGTTGGAATTTCACTCACTGGATTGATGACATTGAATTAAAAAAATATAGTATATTTGTATAGAATTAAAAAATTAAAAAGCTATGCCAACAACGGGTGTATTTAACGGAACAAACCTTTTGCTTTCAGTAGAAGGAACAAATCTTGGGCATACAACATCTTGCTCATTAACATTATCAACTGATTTGCCAGAGGCAACAACAAAAGATTCAAGCGGATTTCAAGAGGTTATCGCAGGTGTGATGAGCGGTGAAGTTTCATTTGATGGATTAGTCACTTATGATGACACATCAAACGTTACTGAATTAGCTGATTTCCTTTTGGCACGTACACAATTGACTGTTGTATTCGGAACTGAAACAACAGGTGATCGTATTTTCACTGCAGAGGGTTTCCTTTCATCACTTGAGCAAAGTGCGGAAATGGAATCACCAGTTTCATATTCAGGATCAATCACATTGACTGGGCAAATTGCTGCATCAGACGGATAAAATATTATAAATTGAGCGCAATTTGAGGGGATTGCGCTTTTTATTTTTTTACTATGGCAAACAAACAACGGGGATACTACTCCATTAAACTTGGCGGGAAAATGCGCAAGTTGCATTTTTCAATGAACTTTTGGGCAAACTTCACTGATACATTGGGCATTTCGCTTGACAAGATTGGTGACATATTTGGTGAGGGAATTTCACTTGGCACAATTCGTTCACTTATTTATTCCGCAATACTTGCAAATGATCAAGAGGAAGGGAATGAAATTGATTACAATGAATTCAAAGTTGGGATGTGGCTTGAGGATCTGGAGGCGGAAAAACTTGAGGACATTGTGAATGCAATGATGGAATCCAGAGTGCTTGGCAATGATTTGAATCAAGGTGTAAAGCGTAATGTTGTGAAATCAACAGAAAAAAAAACGAAACCCTAACTCCCGAAAAACTCACTTGGGATGATTTGATGGATTATTTCATCGGTCAAGTAGGGATTGATCCTGATAAATTTTGGAAACACACTTGGAAGGAAAATCACCTTTTGGGTGAAGCACACTATATTTCACACAATAAGGAGTGGGAACGCATCCGATATTTGGCAGCAATGGTGTACAATGTGAATGCTCAAAAACGTTCACAAATGATTGATCCTGAAAAGTTGTTTTCATTGCCTCAAGATATATATTCCAAAATGGAAAAGAATCGACCAAAATCCACAAAGGACAAATACAATTCATTTTTAGATAAAGTCAAATCAGCGACATTTGATAAAAAATTAAAGATGTAGGATTTTTGTATTTTTACATTTAAATTCTACGGATGGCAAATAATCAATTGAAAGTTACTTTATTGGGTGATGCATCGAAACTGAATGCAACACTCAAAACCGCATCAGGGCGGTTGAAATCATTTGGTAAAAGCACAACCGCAGTTGGCAAATCACTTCAAACAAGATTGGCATTACCATTAGCATTGGCGGGTGGTGCTGCAATCAAAATGGCAACGGATTTCGATAAGTCAATGACAAAGGTCAAATCGCTTGTGGGAATTGCAGGTGATGAGGTTGATCGTATGGGTGCAACAGCCAAAACAATGGCAAAGGAATTTGGTGTTTCATCATCAAAGGCAGCTGAAGCATTATTTTTCATAACATCTGCGGGATTGCGTGGTGATGAGGCAATGCAAACATTGGAGGCATCATTGAAAGCATCCGCAGTTGGATTGGGTGAAACTGCAACGATTGCAGATTTGGCAACCTCCGCAATGAACGCATACGGATCGGATACACTTGGCGCATCACAAGCAACAGATGTTTTGACCGCTGCGGTGCGTGAAGGAAAATTATCATCAGAGGATTTGGCGGGTGCAATGGGATCAGTGTTGCCAGTTGCATCAAATATGGGTGTACAATTCCACGAAGTTGGTGCTGCATTTGCTGCAATGAGTAGAACAGGAACTGATGCTGCAAGTGGTGCAACACAATTGAATGCCATACTTTCAGGGTTATTGAAACCAACAAAACAAGCGGAGGATGCGTTGAATTCAATGGGATTATCATCCGCAGGGTTGAAGCAACAAATCAAGGATGAAGGATTATTATCCACATTAAACACATTAAAAACCGCATTTGATTCCAATGCAGATGCAGCGCAAGTTGTATTCCCAAACATTCGGGCATTGAAAGGGGTGTTGGATTTATTGGGATCAGGTGTTGAGGTGAATCGTGGCATATTTGAGCGAATGAACTCAACAATGGGAATGACACAAACCGCATTTGATGCAACCGCTCAATCCGCTGAATTTAGATTGCGCAAGGCAATGAATTCATCAAAGGAATCATTTGCGCAACTTGGCGCAACTTTACTAACTGGATTTTTGCCAATCTTTGAACAAGTTTCAACCGTAATTCAAAACGTATTCAAAGCATTTTTCAATTTGGATGAAGGCACTCAAAAACTTATTTTGGGATTGGGTGGATTTGCAGTTGTGTTGCCAACAATAATCACATTGATTGGCACACTTACAACATTGATGGGGGCGTTGCTTTCACCTGTTGGGTTGGTTGCAGCTGCATTGGCGGGTGTTGCTTTTATCATATATAAAAATTGGGGTGAAGTTTTACCAGTGGTTGTTGGATTGTACAATCAATTTGTGGATTTATACAATGGATCGGAGGCACTTCGCAAAGTGATATATTTCCTCAAGGCAGCATTTCAAACAGTTTTCACATTTGCAAAAACGCAAGTGATGTTAGTAATCAATTCATTTTCAACAATGTGGAAACTCATCAAGGAGTTTTCCGAAAAGGGTTTTAAAGGATCATTCAAGCAAATTTTGTCAGATGGGTTTGATGAATCTGTTGATATTGTGAAAAGTGCAGGTGAGGAAATTGGTGATAATTTTACCGATGCAATGAGCGATGCAGTTGGATCAACACTTGAAAAGAAAACTGTTGAGCAAGTGCAAGGCGCACTCACAAATGTGAAAGATCAAGTTTCTGGATTTGTAACGGGATTGATTGGTGATGTTGGTGGTGGCGCAGGTGCTGCACCCGCAAAAGGCACATCGGGTGGTGGTGATGATACAATGAAGGCATCACATGGCTTTATTGGTGAAACGGGTTTAACCGATATTATTCCAGAGGAAACAGTCACAAAGGCAGAGGAAAGGGCAGCAAGTATTCGTGGATTTTTAGAAAATATTGGATTGACCGCTGAACAATCAGGCAATATGCTTGCAACAATGGGGCAAGCGGTTGAGGATGCATTTGTTGGATTAGGGCAAAATGTTGCTGCATCAATGGGTGAGGCAAACAGCGCATTTGGCGCATTCCTTTCAACATTTTTATCAGGCGCAATGACTTATGTGTCTGCATTATTGGCGCAATCTATGGGATTGGCAGTAACGGGCGCAGGTCAAACCGCATTAGCAGCAGGACCATTGGCAGCGTT